GCGTTCCTGCGGCACCCGAACTGCCACTGCACCTCGGTGCCCATGGAGAGCGACGCCTCACCTGTCCCCCGCGGTCTCTTCAGTGGGCCTTCCGAGTACTTTGACTCGCTTACTCCCAGTGAGCAAAACCGAGTGTTCACGAATGCTGGCGCGGAAGCGATCCGTTTGGGCGCAGACCTCATCTCGGTCGTGAACGCGCGGCGTGGAGCGGCGAAAGAAGTGGGCCACGGCCTCGTCGAGAAGAAGTTCGGCATGACCGCGCCGCTCGGCTACGGCGTCGACGGCAACCCAATCAGGGTCTTCACCACAGGCGAAGCAACCACGATCCGGGGCGCATACGGCAAGTCCGAGTACGCGCGTTCTCCGGCCTCGTTCGTCAAGGGTGCCGAGGACCGGTACCGGACCACGCAGAACTACCGGCTCATGCCGGAAACGATCTTCGCTGTCGCCCGAGGCGACCAAGCGAAAGCGCTTGAGCTCCTCAAGCAGTACGGCTACATCTCCTGACTTCCCACCGACTGGTGGAAGCGCCCACGTGCAGCGCATGCGCGGTCCATGCCGACGGGCCTACGGAAAGAAAGGGCACAGACCCCTATGTCTGGAAAAGAAGAGACCAAGACCATCCCCACGTTCGGACCGCGTCAGCTCACCCGACTCGACCTCATGGGCGTTCGTTTCGCGAACGACAACGAGGGCGGCGACGGCGGCGCTGGCGGTGGTGCAGGCGGCAACGAGTACAAGGCCCCCGAAACGCAGGCCGACCTCGACCGCATCATCACCGCACGGCTCGAGCGTGAACGCGACAAGTTCAAGGACTACGACGACCTCAAGTCGAAAGCCGGCGAACTCGAGCGCCTCCGAAGCCAGCGACAGCAGCCGGCCGGTCAACAGGGTTCGTCCGACGACGTGACGCGTCAGCTCACCGAGTTCGGCGACCGTGTCACCGCGGCCGAGAAGACCGCGTCGGAGACGCAGACGCAGCTGACCGAAACGCAGGTCGAACTGGCTCGCAAGGACGTCGCCCTCGACAAGGGAATCACGAAGGACCAGCTACCTCTCCTCACGGCCACGAGCCGCGAGGAGCTGGAGAAGCAGGCCGACGCGATCCTCAAGATCGCCGGAGCCGCGAAAGCGAGCTCGGGTCGTGTGCCCGGTCAGGGCGGTCGAGAGAACGGTGCCGGCAGCTCGTCGGTGTCCGCAGGTCGGGATCTCTTCGCCAACTCCCGCAAGAAAACCTCCACTTCCTAGAAAGGGCTTCCCATGCCTCGTCTCCTCCAGGAGAACTTCGGCGGCGGTGACCAGTCTTGGCTCGGATCGACTCACGGCATCGGCAACGCTCGCACGGAGACGCTCGACATCTCGACCTTCACCGCTTCCACGCACTACCCGAACGGGTACATCCCGTCCGGCTTCCCCGTCGCCAAGGTCGCTGGGCTCCTCGTGCCCTACGACCCCACCGCGGGCACCACGACCGGCGCAGGGATCCTCGCTGGCCACCTGCTGTTCGACCTCAAGGTCTTCGGCGCTCAGGACCTCCCGACCGCTCTGCTCGACCACGGTCGAGTGAAGGTCGCCAAGGTCGCCGCCATCCTGGTCAACTTCGCCGCCCCCGCGGCCGCGAAGAACGCCACGACCATCGTCTACATCTAAGGAGGGATGAGCCATGGCCCTCTGGACCGACATCATCGACCCGGCCACTCTGACCGGGTACATCCGCGAGTCCCTCGATGCGTACGAGGTCAACACGCCCAGCCTCGCCCGCTACCTGCCCAACAGCGAAGTCGCCGACATCGTCGTGCGCTTCCTCGCCGGCACGAACGGACTCACCGAGGTCGCCAAGTTCCGCGCCTACGACGCTGAGCCCGAGGTCGGAGCTGTCAAGCCGATCAAGCGCGTCACGCTCGAGCTCCCCGCCCTGGGCAAGAACATCCCCATCGGCGAGTACGACCAGCTCCGCGCCCGGAACGCCACCGAGGACCAGGTCCTCAAGTCGATCCTGAAGACGACCGACTCGGTCGTCCGCGGCATCGCCGGCGCGATCGAGCTTCTCCGCGGCACCGTCCTCAACACCGGCAAGGCGACCATCGCGCAGACGAACTTCGCGTCCGTCGACGACTTCGGTCGACCCTCGTCGCACACCGTCACGGCAGCCACGCCCTGGTCCGACAAGACGGTCAGCCGCCTCGCCGACATCCAGGCATGGTGCGACGTCTACCTCGCCACCAACGGCATCAACCCGGGATCGCTGGTCATGTCGACCCGCGTCTTCCGGGCTCTCGCCTCGGGCAACGAGTTCCAGACGCAGCTGCTCAACGGAGCTGCCCGGCCGTCCACCCGCACCGACGTCGACGCCATCATCGCCGGCGCGGGCCTGCCGCCCATCGAGCTCTACGACCGCCGGGTCAACGTGGATGGCACCGCTACCCGCGTCCTGCCCGACGACAAGGTGCTCATGCTCCCCGCCCCGGTCGACCCCAACTCGCCCGAAGAGACCGAGCTCGGCGCAACGTTCTGGGGCCAGACCCTCACGTCGGCCATCCCCGAGTGGGAGATCGAGCCGAGCGAGCAGCCCGGCATCGTCGCGGGCGTGTACCGCAACGACCGACCGCCGGCAATCGCCGAGGTCATTTCGGACGCGATCGCGCTGCCCGTCCTCGCCAACGCAGAGCTGTCGTTCTCCGCGGACGTGCTCTGATGGCGGCGCTCATCTCGTTCGTGCACGTCACGGACAAGAAGGGGCAGACGTTCGTCTTCGGACCCGGAGACGACGTGCCTGCGTGGGCGCAGAAGCTCATCACGAACGAGAAGGCGTGGGACGAAGCTCCCACGACCGCTCCCGAGCGTGCTGAGGGCGAGCCGCCGCGCAACGGTGCCGGTTCCGGCCTCGACGAGTGGAAGACGTACGCGGCTTCCCTCGACATCGAGGTGCCGGACGACGCCAACCGCGAGGCCGTCATCGCACTCGTCGACGCCAAGAAGAACGAGCAGTAGGAGGCCCTGATGCCCTGGTTCGATGTGACGAGCGATGACGTCGAAGGCCGGTATCAGACACTGACCGCCGGCCAGACGCGAATCGTCGACACCATCATCCAGGACGCTGAGGACATCCTCGAGACCGCCGCAGAGTCGGCCGGCGGGGCTCCCCCGCCGGCCGACTCCCGCGGTGCCCGCGCCTACGTTCGCATCGTCTCCAACATGGTCATCCGGGTCTTCAAAAACCCAGATGCTCTTCTCCAGGAGACCATCGACGACTACACGTACCGCCGAGACTCGGCGATCTCGGCTGGTCTTCTGTATGTGTCCGACGACGAGCTCGAACAGCTTCGTCCACTCGGCGCACCTCGCCGCAAGGGCGCTTTCTCGATCACGCTGGGGAACAGTCGGTGAGCCGCGAAAGCGCGCTCCTGATGGGGCGTCGAGCGGCCGAAGAGGGCATGGCTGACTCGTGCGTCGTCTTCGTTGAAGAGCCGGGGACGGTGCAAGACGAGGCCACCGGCAAGTTCCCCACGACCGAAACCCAGATCTACAGCGGCCCGTGCGAGTTCAAGGCCGCGGACTACCAAGTTCGAGAGATCGACGCCGCGTCCCAGCAACTAGTGGAGCAAGACTCCACCCTCAAACTTCCCATGCTCACCTCGTCCGCCGTCGGCAAGGACATGCGATTCCGCATTACTGCTAGCCAAAACGACCCTGGCATGGTCGGCACCGAGGGGCGCATCAAGGCGCGCTTCGACGGTAGCTACGTCACGGCACGCCGATTCCCCGTGGAGGTGACCAGCTGATGGCCGACGACTTCCAAAGCCTCGCCCGGGACATCGGCGACGTGCCCAAAAAGACAGGGCCCTTCCTCCGGCAAGCGTTCGAGGTCTCCTCCGTCAAGATCAAGAAGGGATGGCAAAGCAAGGTGGACGGCTCACCCAGCCTGCCCTACCTGAAGAACGCCCTCGACTACACGATCACAGCGGCCGGTGCCGTCGGCGGTTCCCAGATCTCCTCCGAGATCGGGTTCAACAAGAACCGCAAGCAGGGTGCTCTCGGCAACGTCAGCGAATACGGCACACCCACGAAACCGGGATCCGGCTACGGGGCGGCAGCCCTCGACGAGAACACCGACGATTTCGAATCCGGCATCGCGAAAGCCGTCGCGGATGGGCTGAAAGCGTCAGGTCTATGACGAGAGCCGAGACCACCGCCGTCAGGACGGCCATGATCGCTCACGCCACGATCGCCGCCGACCACGTCTTCGTCAGCGAAGCAACTGGCGAGGACGGGAAACCGATCACCTCGACGCCCTACTGGGTGATCCACCCCGGCGGCGCGCAGGACGTGCAGGAGCGCCTCAGCGGTCACTACGGCACACGGTGGCCCCAGTGGACCATCCACGCAGTCGGCGAGAACGCCGCGGAAGTCGAATGGGCCACTGAACAGATGGACAGCGCTCTCCGACCCAAGGGTCGCGGGCTGACCCTGCCTGTGACGGGACGCACGACCTACCCACTCAGGCGAGACGTACTCGGCCCGATCGACATCGACCGGGACATCAACCCGCCCCTCTTCTTCCAACCGTCCGAGTACCGATTCAAATCCGCACCCGCCGCATAGGAGGCGACATGGACGACAACCACGTCCTCGTGAAGGGCCCCCGAGGCTCACACATCGAGGTCCACAAGACCACTCAGGCAGCCATGCCAGAGGCGTTCCCGCTCGTGGAACACAAGCAAGCCGCATCCGCGGAAAACAGCACGGTGGACGACAAGAAGGAGCCTGAGAATGGCGATTAACACCGAAGGCCAGAGTGCATCTGTCGCCACCGACGACAACCTCCTGGTCATGATCGCGCCCGCGTCGATCCTCGGCACCGGCGGCACCAGCAAGAAGCTCAGCGGCATCAAGCTCAGCGACCTTTCCTCTGCCACGTTCGTCGATGTCACCTACGACCTCACGGCCGGTTCCGGTTGGGCCGAGTCGACGTCGCAGGAGACCATCGCCGATGACCGTCTCACCTTGGCCCAGGTCTTCTCCCAGCCCGGCAAGGTCACCAACGGCCTCACCGTCCAGTACGTCTACGGCAGCGATTCCTGCGTCGCAGATCCTCTGCTCGTCCAGGACGAGGACTACGTCGCCGCTGTCCGCTGGGCCGTCCCCCACGACCAGGCACTCGCGCAGACCGACGAGTTCGACTTCTGGTACATCCGCGCCGGCGTCAAGCAGCGCGATCAGGCGGCGGCCAACGCGGTCTTCACGAAGACCCAGGTGCTGTTCCCGCAGAAGTTCAAGGTCCTCCGCGACCAGGTTCCTGCGGCCGCGTAACAACTCCTGGGCGGGCGGTTTCCACCGGCTGCCCGCCCAGGTCTCTCTCCCGGTGGAATAGGTGGATAGGTGGAACCAATGAAGTTCGAAGAGAAGCTCGCCGCAGCACAGAACGCCCCCCGACCGTTCGACACCATGAGCGTGGCGCTCGACACGATCGTGTCGCGCAAGAGGGAGACGCTCGGTACGCGCCTGGACGTGATCGTCGCGAACCTCGATGAGGCAGAGGACCGCCTCGACGCGGCCAAGAACCCGGGCCCGGACGCCCGCCTCAGCAAGAACACGGGGGTCAAGGCGATCGAGGCAGAGATCACATCCCTCGAAAAGGACCGTGACGCTCTCCGCGACGAGATCATGGCCCTCGAGCCGGAGTTCGCAGACACGCTCGTCGACCTCAAATTCGTCCGAGTTCCCGGCGACGAGTGGGCCGAAATGGTCATGCACAACCCCATCCGCCAGGACGTCCTGATCGACAAGGTCCTCGGCTACAACGTGCCCGCAGTCACCCGAGTCGCGGCTCTCAAGTACGGCTTCGTCGTTGAAGGCGACGCCGACATTCAGCTCACCGCCGACCAGTGGGACCAGCTCTTCAACACCATCTCGGGCTCCGAGATGACCAACGTCCTCAACACGATCTACTCCCTGAACGCCGGCGAGCCGGAGCAGGCGGTGGAGATCGCAAAAAAAGCGTCAGCGGCAATGCTCGCCTCCGTGCCGACATCCGAGCCGCCCTCGCAGTCGGAGTAAGCCCTAAGCGGTTCTGGGGTTGGGAACCGGTCGAGACTCACACCCCGGCCTACGACGCGGACGGTCGGCTGACGAGCATCCGGGTCGAGCGGGAAAGCGAGTGGGACGACCTGCAGGTGGCGCTGGTGCGCGCGGTCAAAGAGTTCGACGCGAGCCTCGGCGACCACGGCCAACCCATGGACGAAGCGACCTCACCGGACAGCGACCCCTCCAACCGCGAGGGGACGCACTTCTACCGGGCCGGTGTCCGCGTCACCTCCCCAGAGGGACACGTGACCTACGGACCTGTCGTCGACTTCGCCAAGAAGGCAGAACTCGACGCTGCAGAAGCCTTCCGTAAGGCATCCGGGGAGAACGCCAACCTCAACGGGCTGATGTTCCCTGTCCAGCGAGTTGAGCGAGTTCGACGCGATACGCCCAACGCTTCCTAGCACCCGTCCTGAACGACAAGACGGTGGCAGCGATCAGCGCCACGGTCACCAGTAGCCAGACCAGAGCCGATGGCGTGAACGCCAATCCGGCCACGATCCTGACGCTCCAGAGAGCGGCCACGAGGGTCGGCAACAGCAATACGACGCCGAGGACGAACCAAAGCGCCCCGGACGGCTTCCGCGTGATCATGCCCGGAATTTAACACCTGAATAGCGACTGACGGGAGCCCCCAAATGGCCGAACGCACAGTCAAGGTCACCCTCCAGGCCGTCACACAGAGCTACGTCACAGACATGCAGAAGGCCCGCAAGGCCACCCTGGATACGGGCACGGCAGCGGAGAAGCTCGCTCTCAAAAAAGAAGGCCTCGAGAGCTTCGGCAAAGTCTTCGCGACGATCGGTGCAGCAGCCGCTGCCGGCGTCGGAATCGCGATCAAGGAATTCGCCGAATTCGACGCCCAGATGTCCCAGCTCCAGACCCTGTCTCACGCGACCGCGTCCGACATGGACAAGCTCCGCAATGCGGCTCTCACCATGGGGCAGGGCATTGGCTTCTCCGCCACCCAGGTCGCTGACGCCGAGACGGAACTCGTCAAGGCCGGAGTCTCCGTCTCCGACATCCTCGGAGGCGCACTCAAGGGCTCCCTGAACCTCGCCGCCGCCGGCCAGATCAACGTCGCGGACGCCACGCAGATCGCCACGATCGCGATGACCCAGTTCGGCCTCAAGGGCAAAGACGTCCCCCACATCGCCGACCTTCTCGCAGCCGGCGCTGACAAGGCCCTCGGGTCCGTCTCCGAGCTCGGACAAGCCCTGAACCAGTCGGGCCTCGTGGCCGCGCAGTTCGGGCTGTCCGTCGACGACACAGTTGGCACCCTGGCTGAGTTCGCGCAGGCCGGCCTCCTCGGGTCCGACGCCGGTACCTCGCTGAAGCAGATGTTCCTCCAGCTGGCCTCCCCCTCAAAGCAGGCGGCCGCGGAGATGAAAGCAGCAGGGTTCTCGGCCTACGACGCCCAGGGCAAGTTCATCGGCATCACGAAGCTCGCCGGAGCGCTCAACAGCTCCTTCAGCAAGATGTCCGACGCAAGCCGGAACTCTGCCCTCAGCATCATCTTCGGTTCCGATGCCATCCGAGCGGCGAACGTCCTCATGAGCGACGGGGCGAAGGGGAACCAGAAGTGGATCAAGTCCGTCGACGACACCGGGTTCGCCGCACAGCAGGCCGCGGGCAAGACGAACAACTTCAAGGGCGACCTCAAGAAGCTGCAGGCTGCTCTCGAGTCGGATCTGATCCGGACGGGCTCTAGCGCCAACGGAGTACTCCGCACCACGACGCAGTCTCTTACAGGTCTGCTCAACCTCTTCGGGCAGGCCCCAAAGCCCATCCAGGCGACCGTCCTCGTCCTCGGTGGCGTCGTCGCCGCGGTCGGGCTCGTTGGTGGTGGATTCCTCGCCCTCGCGCCCAGGATCGCGTCGGCAAAGACCGCCATGGACGGCCTCAACATCAGCGGCGGGAAACTGGCGAAGGGCATCGGCAAGGGAAGCCTCGTCGCTCTCGCACTGACAACGATCGCCACCGGTCTCGGCAACATGAACAGCACGGCCGCTCTGACCGCCGATCAGCTCTCCGACCTCAATGCCGCGGCGAAGCAACCCGGGATCGGCGAACTCGACAAGTCCTTCACTACCGCTGCCGGCAGCCTCAACACTTTCGTGAACGGCACGAAGGGTATCAAGGGTGCGCTCGGCGAGCTGACCGGCTCGGGCTCGTTCTGGCTCAAGGTCGCCAACGGCGTCGATGGCGTCACCTTCCACCTCACCGGTCTCGGTGACACAGGGCGTCGCCTCCAGGCGCAGTTCGCGCAGCTCGGGAGCACCCTCGCCGAGACCGCAGCCACGGACCTCCCCACCGCATCCGAGCAGTTCAACAAGCTGGTCAAGGCTTCCGGCGGCGGAGAGGACGCCGTCCGCAAGCTCCTGTCGGTCATGCCCGACTACAAGGCCAAGCTCACGGACCTCGCATCCGCCCAGGGACAGACGCTCACAAAGCAGCAGCTCTACAACCTCGCCCAGGGCAAGGGAAACCTCGCTGCCGTAATCGCCGCCGACTCCACCAAGAAGCAGGCTGACGCACTCGCCAAGCTGACCGGCAACGCGGCGTCGGCGGATCAGAGTATCTCGGATCTCTCCGACACCATCAAGGGCTTCGGATCTGCTCAGCTCGACACGAACTCTGCTCAGCGCGACTTCCAGGCCGCGATCGATGACGCCCAGAAGGCGCTCAAGGACAACGGCAAGACCCTCGACATCACCACCGAGAAGGGTCGGGCGAACTCGGCGGCCCTCGACGGCATCGCCCAGTCCGCCATTGCCGCTACCGCGGCCATCGTCAACAACGGTGGCTCACAGGTTGATGCCACCAAGCAGATGCAGGCAGGCCGGGACGCATACATCGCGGCGGCGAAAGCTCAGGGCCTCTCGACCGACGCGGCCGGCAAGCTCGCCGACAGCCTGAAGCTGATCCCCGCGAATGTCGGGGTCGCGTTCGACACTCCAGGGCTCGGCGGTTCGACGCAGGGTGTCGAGCAGTACAAGAACAGCCTGGCGGGTGTCCCGAAGTCGAAGCTCTCGAAGCTGCAGGCGGACAAGGCTGATGCCGAGTCCAAGATCAAGAAGCTGAAGTCGGAACTGACGGACATTCCGAGCAAGCACAACACCCTTCTCGCGGCGCAGGTTGCGCAGGCCGAGAAGGACCTCGCTGGCCTCCAGTCGAAGCTGAACCTGATCCCACGTTCCGTGACGACGCAGGCGAACGTCAACACCGCGCAGGCCATCGCTCAGGTAGCAGCTCTCAACGCTGCAATCCGCTCGACGGGCTCGACAGTCCATGTCGCCACCGGCACCACCTCGGGCGGCGGAAGCGGTCTGACTCGTGCCGGCGGTGGGCCAGTGTTCGGTCCGGGCACCTCCACCTCCGATTCGATCCCCGCCATGCTGTCCAACGGCGAGTTCGTCGTGAAGGCCTCCGCGGTGAAGCGCATCGGTGTGCCGACGCTCAACCAGCTGAACAACGGGTACGCCAACGGCGGTCTCGTCGCCAAGGCCAACGCGGCATTGAGCGCCGACCAGCGCGCTCTCGTGCTGGCTCAGCGGGCCTACCAGGACGCGAAAGGCCGGGCCGCGAAGCTTCGCCAGCTGGCGCAGGTGCGGAAGCTCCAGGACGAGATCGCTCAGGACAAGCGTGCCTTGGCCGCGGCGAAGGCTGCCCCGTCGGGCCCGGACCGGTCGGACCAGATCTCGTTCCGCTCCTCGGTTCGCGACGGTTCGTTCGATGCGGGTACTGGCGTCTCCAATCTGTACTCGATGGCTGAGGATCCGGACAAGTACACGCAGAAGCAGCGTGCGTCGTTCCTGATCATCGCCAACCAGCAGGAGAAGGCCTTCTACAAGCTGCAGAAGCAGTCCGACGCTGCGGCGAAATCGGTGACGAAAGCCACCGACACGCTCACGGATCTGCAGGACAAGGCGTCCTCGTTGGCGTCGTCGGTCACGGGGTCGCTGAATGATTCGGGCCTGTCGTCTACGTCGTCCGCGTCGAGCTTCACTCGGCTCGAGGCGAAGAAGGCGGACCGCGGCAAGCAGCTGGCGGCGGAGCTGAAGAAGCTGCAGGCCAAGGGTGTCGCGCCGGCTCTCCTGGCAGAGATCGCCTCCCTCGGAATCGATCAGGGTTTGAAGATGGCGCAGTCCTTCGATGGGCTGAGCCTGGCGCAGATCAAGTCCGTCAACGCGTCGTACAACTCGGTGCAGTCGACAGCGACCTCGATCGGCAGCCAGATCTCCAAAGCGGAGTTCGGTACTCAGATCAAGACCGCGCAGGCGGCTCTCGACAACGCGACCGCGAACGCCAAGAAGATCACGAGTGCGATCGATGCTCAGACGAAGCTCCTGGAGAAGGTTCTGAGCAAGGCTCTCGGGACCGGTTTCTCGACGGGCGGCTTCACCGGCAACGGCGGCCTCGCCGATGTCGCCGGGCTGGTTCACGGTCGGGAGTTCGTCGTCAACGCTCGGGCCACCGCTCAGAACCGTGGGCTGCTCGAGGCGATGAACCGCGGCCTGCCCGGGTATGCGGCTGGCGGGTATGTGCACCCCACGTACATCAGCTCGTCGGGCGGGGTGACTGCCGGTCAGATGCAGTCGATCGCTCGCGCGGTGGCCGCGGAGATGCCACGCGCCGAAATTCAGCCGCAGTTCCATGCCCACCCGGTCCAGAACCTGGACCCCGAGACGGCGCTGACGATCATGTCGCGCGAGCTCACGAGAGGGATGGCGGGGATGGTCGAATGACGACGATCAACTTCTGCGGGCTGACGTTCGACGACGAGGCCGAGAGCGGTTTCGCCGTGTCGAAGATGGTCGGCTGGTACGACGCCGCCCCGTCTCGGTACAGCGCCGATGACCGCCCTCAGGGGAATGGCACGTTCGGACCCGGAAGAATCTTCCGGGCCGCTCGTGTCGTGTCCGTAGAGGGTTCCTGGTCTGGTGAGTCTCTTCTCGAGGCGTACCAGGCCAGGGACCAGCTCATGGCCATCCAGTCGGATGGCTACGAGTCACCCTTCGCAGTCGGAGATCTCCTCGGATCCCGATGGATCAACGGCGGCGTCTCGACGGCTCCGACGGCCGACGACGGGCTTTACCAGCCGTTCTTCAAGTACGCCTTCGACGTGATCGCATCCGACCCGTTCAAGTACGGGCCGGAGGTTCCCGTGCCGACCGGGCTGCCTATGGCGTCGTCCGGACTCGTGTGGCCGCTCGGCACAAAACAGTCCGGGGCTATCGGTGCCGACGGCACCTACCCGACGACATACTTCGCGGCCGACCCGGACAACCCGGGCCTGTACTTGACCGACAACCTCGAGATGGCCGGCGATGGCACTTACCTGCCACCGACGTACACGGGGAACGGGCAGTTCTTTGACTGGGGCACGTCCGGCAGCTCCGGCCGGGCTCTAGTGGTGAACGACGGCACTGCTGAGACGTACACGCTCATGGACGTCACCGGCGGCTTCTCGGGCGGTGTCGAGCTCGTGTGGGTG